AAACCCAGGGGATACAGTGATCGACCTATTCGCGGGTTGTGGCAATTTGGCTGTGGCCTGTGCCTGGACTGGCAGGAGGTATATAGGATGCGAGATCGACGCGGACAGACACAGCATGGCAATAAATAATATAATGTACAAAATGCAACGTCCACCGAGGAAGTATGACCAACAACCTAATATCGGGCTGTAGCGCTCTAGATCAGTGGATCAAAGGCAAAGAGACTAATCCCCTGGCCTACGCTGTGTTGTGGCACAACGAATTACCAAAGACGAGCCAACGATCGCCACTACAGCGTGCGGGTATAGATGCTGTGTTGGCTAGTGGTGGAAATGGTGCTGGAAAGACGGAGCTTGGTGCACAAATCAGTGTGGCTGTGGCACTTGGTCGGGATGATCCAGCTGTCCAGGCTTGGATTAGGGCCAATGATGTTGAGCCATCTCTTATTCCACCAACTCCCGGTATAGTGTTGGCTTCCTCCCTAAATTCGGCTCTGTCGGTGAATGTACAAAGAGCTGCCATAGATAAGTACCTACCAAAGGGTACAAAATGGAGGAACAGAGATGGGCCTGGCTTGTCTGAGGCTAGGACCCCTGGGGGTGGTAGAATTCTATTTGTGACTAATGATTCTGGAGCACGCGCAATCCAGGGGTATAAGGCACATCTATTGTGGATCGACGAGGAACACGACGAATCGATCTACAACGAAGGGTGCCAGCGTCTGACTCGGTGTATCTGGGAGGGTCGGTCTGGGTGGGCTTTGCTCACAATGACGCCTCTCAAAGGCCTGACCTGGGTATACGACAGATTCGTACAAGACCCAGAAGAGGGTACGCACACTGTGTGGCTGCATGGGGCAGACAACCCGTGGCTAGACCAGGACAAAAGACAACGTCTGCTGAAACAATACGGTTCCCACGAAAGATCGGCTAGAGATAGGGGAGAATTCGTCACACTAGAGGGTAGAGTATATGCAGAATTTAGAAGAGATATACACGTTATTGATCCGGTCTCTATACCCGAACATTGGCCACGATACGGATCGATCGACTTTGGTACACGAAATCCTTTTTGTTTTCTGCTATTTGCGGTCGACCCGTCTGATGATGTAGTACACGTAATAGGCGAGCATTATCAGTCGGAGTGGGTGTTGTCACAACATGCAGCCAAGATTACTGATATGACAAACCATGGCAGCCCTGCCTTGCAATGGATAGTTGCAGATCCAGAGGATAGAGGGTCTAGGCTGTCCCTGGCCAGAGAGCATGGTATTTCTACTGTTGTTGCAAAAAAGCAAATCAGAGCAGGAATCAACGCAGTCTGTGAGCGACTAGCCCTGGATGTGGAAGGCAGGCCGCACTTGGTGATACATTCGGGTGCTGCTCCCAATCTGGTCAGAGAAATCGAGTCGTACGTATGGGATACCAGATCCTCCAAGGGAGCAGATCCTAGAGACCTCCCCAGGAAGAAGAACGACCATGCAATGGATGCCCTCAGATACGGTTGTATGTCTTTGTCTTCGTCATCCTTTGCGGTTGGATAGCAGCCATTCTATGTCTGCCAGCACTGGAGGCAGGAAAGTGCACAACACCCTTGCTGATGCTGCAGCCACCCACACTAATATAGCTATCTCAATCCAATCACGACCAGACATGTACTGATACCTTGGCTGTAGATCCTTTGTAGGATATCGACACACGAGAAGAGATGCCAAGTCCTGACAGGTTCTTTCTGAGTTGTTCGATGCTGTCTTTGTTCTCCATGTGGTCTGGCATCTCTTGCCTGAATTCCTGCGTCCATGTACCGTGCATATCGACTGGCTCTTCTGGCCAGGTGTAGACGGTTGGTCCGATCTCGCCACCAACCACGGTGGTGCTTTGCTGTATAGCACCTCGTTCTTTCATCATAAGCCACAACAAGTCTATACCGTACATTACGCCTCTCCTTGTAGCCTGTGCCACACCTTGTCCATTAGCTCGTCTTTTTGCTTCATTGCCTGGGCAAGCATAAAGTCATTATATTCCTTAGCCAAAAACCCCAGGGTTTTCATGTCTTGGTTCTGCAGTGCTTCCATCACAGCAAGCCCAAAAGGTGTCTCTTTTTGTGCCTGGGTGATTAGCCCTTTGATAATTGGATTTGCGAGGAATTCTTGTGTTTTTAGCATGCTATCTCCTAATTAGTAGCGGTTGGTGTGGCGTAGTGGTCTCTACGTGCAATGATGTGGCGGCAAAGGCCAAGGTCTGGTGCGAGGAAGTGGAACAGGGCAATTGCCTCGTCCGGGGTGCGTGCTTCGACGTTCTTGGTGTAGCGTCCAAGGTCTCTGCCATTGCTGAGGTGGTATCGGATTCTGTAGACTTTGATCATTTTTGTTGTCCGTTTTCGAGTGTATAGAGCATATAGACTGCACTTCCAGCAGCTGACAGGATACTAAGGGTTGCGAATAGAATAGTCATTTTGATTCTCTATGCTGCGACGTTGTAGAAGTAGACGACGGTGTTTGGCTCGTCGTCGAAGAGTGCTGGCATTTTCTCGGTAGGCTCAATGGACAATTCTTCGAAAGCCTGCTCGACCTGTGCCTCTGTGCCAGCGATAGACAAAAAGAGTCCGCGATAATCACTGCGTGATACTACCACTTCGACGCTAAGATTGCAAGAGTGTTGCAAGAAATCAGCGTATTTTTGTTGGAGGATCTTGCAGCGGGTCTGGATTGGGAGTGGGGTGGACATTGTATCTCTCCTTGATTGATAATTTATTTTAGCACGGTCTTCCTCTCCTGTCAACATGGAGTTGTTATAGCAGATGGTTGTTAGGACTCAACATAAGATACGTATAGCATATACACTCTTTTGCATAGATGATCGTCTTTGCGATCATATCGTGGTGCGCAAGTCGTAGGTGCGCGCAAAGGAGTATATACTTGTCTGCTTCTCCAGAGTGTGCTACAGTATATGTATGGCTGATGCTTCTCTAGCTATCAAAGATTCTTGGTTTGTGCGCTTGTTGCAGCGTGCTGGTTTGGTTGGTGTTGATGCTGATGGCCGTGTGGAGCATTCAGCAGGTGCAGACTGGGCCACCAATTCTCCAGCTACACCATATTACGATCCAAAAGCTAGCCTGTCATCTATGGCAGCTTTTCCCTGGGTCTATGCTTCTGTGACAGCCCTGTCTACCGATCTATCAAAGGTGCCAATCAAAGCCTACAAGGGTACTGGTGCCGATGCAGAAGTCCTAGATAGTCATCCACTGTTGGACCTAATGGAACGTCCGTCTTCCAAAGTCCCTGGTGTTTTGATGCGCAGGCAGCTAGTCACTGATTTGGTCTTGTCTGGGGATGCCTTTTTGTTGATTGCTGGTGGTGTAGAACCACAGGCACTGATCCGGCTACATCCGGCTAGAGTGTCGATTGTTCCAGACCAAGATGGCCAGATTAGTCATTACGAGTACTCTGCAGGACAAGCCCCAGAAGAGTATAGCGTAGACCAAATCGTACATATACGCTCTCCTAGCTGGTCTGATGATCCTCGGTCTTTGTGGGGTGTTGGTGCTATACAGTGTCTAAACGACGACTTGATGACAGAACGGTCTACGTCAGAGCTTACAGCAGCCACGGCCAAGACGGGTCGACCGACAGGTATCCTATCTCCTTCAGAAGACGGAGACCGATGGAGCGCGGAGCAAATTCGAATTCTGAGGGAAGCATACGAACGCCAATTGAGCCAAGAATCTGGTGTCCTTATCGTAGGTGGCCAGGTGGAGTACGAGCCTATTTCTCTCACTCCGCGAGATATGGAATTCTCAGCAGTGCGGAATTCCACTAGAGAGGCTGTCCTTGCTGCCTTGGATGTTCCTCCCACGCGAGTCGGATTACCCTCTGCGAATTACGCGACAAGCAAAGAGCAAGCACGTAGGTATTGGGAGGGTCTATCCGGTCGTGCGGCGATGATTGATGCAGAATTGACACGTATTGCAAGAATGTTTGCAAATTCTGAGAATATTACAATCAAGCACGACTTCAGCGAGATCGACGCACTACAAGAGTCTAGGTCTGAACGGGTATCTAGGGTGGTAGATTGGACGACTCTAGGTGTTGGTGTCGCAGATGCAGCAGCGTATGAAGGTTTTGATGATTTGCCATTCAAAGTCGGCGAAGAAGACGACAGCACAGACGTTGATCCAGAAGCCCCAGCGAATGAAGAGCCAGCAGAGGATGCCGGTGATGACCCCTTGGCGTCTACTGCTCTCAATGGTGCACAAATTGCCAGCCTTCTGAATATTGTGGCTGCTGTGGCTGCTGGTGGTATCTCGATGGATGCTGCGATGACTCTGGTGCTTGTGGCCTTCCCGACTATCTCCCCAGAGCAGGCCAAAAGGATTTTGCTTGGTGCGGGTGAGGCACCAGACGAGGCATCCCCTTCCACTGTCCCGCCCACAGACCCGCCATCCGAGGAAGACGACGAAGAGCCAGAAGAAGAGCCAGAAGAAGAGCCAGAAGAGATGCAGCTTCGGGCAGTAGGCGACGAAGACCCGACAAATTTTCCGGCAGAAGGGGATGACGAGAAGGTCAGTCTTAGAAATTCCCAGTGGAAAGTGTTTGATCCGGCATTCGCTGAAAAGATCAAAAAAGAATACCCCTCTATCTGGCGCAAAGGTGGCAACACAAGAGGCAACCCACAATATATCAAGCTGAAACCAATCGCTGCCAAAGGTGGCAAGGTGGACGGCAGAGCAGAAGAGGCAGCTGTACGGCTACGAGAGGCTTGGGGGTCCAGGCACTACGACAACAAACGAATCAATGGTGTAGTGGCACAGATCAAGTGGTTGGTGGTAGGTACCCTTGGCGAATCTGGAATGAAGTCTTTGATTCGAGAGGCTATGAAAAAGGTCGACGAAGAAAAGCAATACAAGGGTCTGTCTTCCATCCTTGGTGATGGCGAAATCAGCAAAGACGTACACGATGCTGTGTGGCGTACATTCGTAGACGACAAACAAGCCCCTCTAGAACGTGCTCTGCAAGTCGCCATGAGACGATATCTCAAAGGGTACGCTGCCAGGATTGCCGCCAAACTGCCAAGTGTGATAGGCAAGAAAGCTGTTGGTGGTGGTGTGGTAATGAAGGCCACCACCGAAGATTGGATTTTGGATCTACTAGACAAAGCTGCCGAAGAAAAGAGGCTTACAGACGCTCTGTCTCCAGTGGTAGAGTCATCAATGGAAGATGTTTTCAAAGCTGCAATGAAAGACATGCCTGCCGATTTTCGCGTGGGTGTGGACAGAGAGTGGATAGCCTTTGCTACACGGAGCCAAATTGGTGAGCTAATCACAAACATCGACGATGAGACCCAAAGAGTGGTACAAGAACAGATTGCTAGGGGTTTGGAAGATGGCCTGTCTGTGAATCAGATCCAAGCTGCTGTAATGAGTAGCCGTGCATTCTCGGCTTCTAGGTCTCTGAAAATAGCAAGGACTGAAAGCACAAAATCCGTGAATGCTGCAGGTATACAGGCTTGGGAGTCTGCTGAGACTGGTGATGCCACCGTGGAATTCGTGTGGCTGTCTAGTCGGGATGGCAACGTACGCGATAGCCATCAAAAGCTGAATGGAAAAGTGCGAGGTCCAGACGGAAAATGGCGAATTGGCAGCGACAGTGCGGAATTCCCTGGTGGGTTTTCGTCTGCTGCGAACACAATCAATTGCAGGTGTACATATCTGCCCAGGATCAAATGATGAAAAAGAATGTATATCGTATGGTGCAAACCAAAGCCTCCACAAAGGGAAGCACAACGACAGTAATCGCCAGTACACCGGGTAGTGATCGGTATGACGATGTTGTGGCACCCAGCTGGAACCTAGAAAGGTACAAATCAAATCCAATCGTAGTGTGGGGCCACGACTATACACAACTGCCAGTGGGCAAGACAATGAGTCTGGACATGGACGGAGACAATCTGGTGGCACAGATCAAGTGGGACGACAACCCATCCAACCCAATGGGGCAAACAATCGCTAGACAATTCCGAGAGGGTTTTTTGTCCGCAGTGAGTGTTGGGTTTGCGCCAGGGAAGTCTACGCCTAGAAAGAGCCTGCCAAAAGACCACACTGCATACGCACAAAAAGGTATGTACTTCGAAGGCAACGAGCTATTAGAAATTAGTGCAGTGCCGATACCAGCCAATTCTGAGGCATTAGCACTGCGCAGTCTTGGCATCCCAACGACGCACAAACACCTAATTAATGTCGTAGAAGACGAGGAATCAATTACAATCACCTTCGGAAAGTCTGATCAGTGGGTGGGTATGACGTCGATGGATAGTGATTCTGAGGACGCCGAAGAGGTGGAAGAAGCATTTGGCGAAGAAGAAGAAGAAGACGACGAATATAGTGCATTTGGCGAAGAAGACGACGAAGAAGAAGAAGACGAAGAATCAAAATCCATAGACTCTAAGGTACGCAGGTCTATTATCAGACTTGCAGCCAATGACGCTGTTATACAAAATCTTTTGTTTAATGACAATCAACCCGAAACGCCGACAGGCGATACTAAATCAATCAAATCCCTATTCGGCATCGAATAGCTAACAGGAGACATATCAATGTCTGATACACTACACGATAAGCTGGATCTCAGCACCCCAGAACGCGCCCAAAAGGCTTTGCACGATTTGCATGCCGAACAAAAGCGCCTGAAGGCTGCAAACCGGGATCTGAACGAAAACATCGATAAGAAGGCATCTGCGCTGAAGGAAATCCGCCAACGCATGTCTGAGCTAGAAGTCGCCAAGAATTCTAGTCGGTCCATGGGTTCTAATTCATCTCTGAATAAGTACGTGCGCCAAGATGGCTCTCTGCGGACTCGCGGTGAGACTAGCCCCACTATGTCCTACCAACCTGGCCTGCTCGACGACACACCAGTGTGCGACTGGCAGAAGGACCTACAAAACGCTGTGGATGATCTGAATATGGTCAAGGGTATGACCAAATCAGGTCGTGCGCCAAAGTCCCAAGCACGCGTAGAAGAGATTATGTCCAAGGCACCAGGCGATGTGCAACGCATTTTTGCTGATGTTGCTGGTTCTGGTGGGCAGTGGATTCCCGACGTATTGTTGCCTCGCCTAGAGCGAGATCTAGTAATGAATCGTCGTGTGGCTTCCTTGTTCCAGACGATTCCAATGCAGAACAAGAATGAGATCCTACCATTCCTGTCTACTGGATTCCGTCCATACATCAAGGCTGCTGCTTCTGGAGATGATCCAGCCCAGTACACGTCTAGTAGTATGACAACAGCACAGCGTACAATCACTGCTACTGGGTTTGCAGTACGCGCCCAGGTCGACGAAGACGCTGCCGAAGATTCGATCGTGAATGCCCTACCACTAATTCGCGCTGAGCTAGTAGCAGCTTTGGTCGACGGAGAAGAGGACGCAATCATCAACGGTTGTACTGGCACACACGGCGATACAGCTTTGGCTTCTTGGAACGCACGTTCCAGGTGGGGTTCTGCTGGGCTGGGTGGGTCATCGGACCATAGACGTGCTTGGATGGGTCTCCGTC